TAATCTCTCTCTGTCATATTATGGGTTTATATATTCATACCATTTTATTGAACTTGTAGTTCCAACTCTATTATTATTATCCCAAACCTCATATGTTTTATCGTTATAATTTAACCTAACCTCATAATAAAAGAAATCTTCAGGATTAAATGTAAATAATGACCCCACTAATGGTGATTTCTGAGGAGTGTTCATCATTTTAACAAAAACCCCTAATCTAGCATCAAAGAATTTTGCTGTCATATAAAATTTACTAATGTCTAAGAATTTTGTGTTTCTTAACCAATATAAAAAGAACCCTTCTTTGTCCCCAACATAATCCAATTTAAATGATGGTATTTTAATTTGCACTGAAGGTTTATATGAACTAATAACCTCAGTCACGGTAAACCCTTGTTGAACCGGGATTATTACTGTAAAATAATTAGTTTGTGTAATAGTGTCCTTACTATCATAAAAATCCAACTTAAAAAAAGATTTAGTAAAAGGTTTGATATAATAATATATTTCTATAGCAGTAAACCCTTCAGGGATGTAACTAGATACCCAATAACTAGAATTAACACTTGGACTTAAAATATCTGTAGAAGGATTTGGAGGTACCAAATATTCAATTACACCCGTACTTGAATTGGGTGTCGGGATACTAAAAAAATGAAAATCATATTTAATATCTGTTTTAGTTCCATTATCATATGGTGCGTGAGCAAATCTTAAAACTTCAAAATCTCCCGGAAGTCCAATAACTTCTTCAACGACTTTTTGTTGATATTCTTCAACAGCATCGTCTTGACCAAGAAAATCCCATTTGATTTCAATTGGTATATTGATATATTTGTCGTCACCTTTTGGTAAGGTAAATTTATAACTATTATTATTCACAATCGTCGGTTATTGGTTGTGCCGCACCATAAAGATTGGCGTAATTATTTAATACACTTTCTATATAATTAGTCCCTTCAGGTATTATTCTAAAAATATAATTCTCATACGGATAATGTTTTCCATTTAAAAATGGAGAATCAACACCATTACCACTACCATCTTTAAAACCATAAGTATATAAATCCCTCCAAATAAATGAATTATATGTTGTTGAGAAATATGAATAATCCGGAACATCCGCAATATTTGTAACACTACCTGTTTCAATATAATCTGAAAAAGCTCTAATTCTCATCGGTCTATTTGGTTTGTAATAATAACCAAATTGATTATCACAACTATTACCACAACCTATATCAAAAACGTCAGAATTAAATGTCAATTTATGATACATCTCAGAAATAACACGTTCTTTTTGTTCATAATCATTCCATTCACAAAAATTACCATTAAGAGTATCTCCACTTTTAAGTGATTTTAGATAAGTGAAATCAATTGTTGCACCATTTACACTACTACCATAAGGTGTGTTATAAATAACAATAGGATATGGTTGATTATTAGAGTTAACAAAATTTGAATCCGTATTAGAGTCCGCCCACCAACTCTGAGGAGTATTAAATTGACTATCGGGTGGTAAATTAAAATCAAACCCTTGTTTTAATCCAACAGGATTCCCAACATTATCAACCCCACCAAAAGTTAATCCAAAATACCCTTTCCATATCGTGGTGATATATAACTCACTTATTGGTCGTTTTTGATTATCTCGTAACCCACTAACATCAATATCTCTATTAAACGATAAAGTATATGATTGAGAATTTTCTTTAATTGAAACTCTCTTTGTATTATTTGGTGTATAAACAGGGCTTTCAAATTTCTTTTTAGTTCCGAATATATTTTTTTCAAATCCGGCATTAACTAAAACAGCCTCATTTACATCTGTAATTATTTTATGTTGAATTACGTAATATTTTGATGTCGTATCGTTAGGGTTTTCATAATTAATAACTCTTTTAAAAGTACCCGTAATACCATCAATAAAAATTGTAGGTGAATACCCAATATTGAATATATTAACAATATACTCTTCAGTACCAGGTAATCCGTTTCCAAAAGAAAATACTTGAAAAGTATTAGTAAATCCGTTACTCAATTTAATTTTAATAAATTCAGATTCAGATAATCCGTGTTTAACAGCACATTTAAATCTGATAATTGAGTTCCCATCTTCTAATAAAGGATTTGGTGTGATAAAATTAGCAATACTACTTGCGGTACTATCATCAGTTTTTACAATAAACGGAATACCGTCAACCGCATTCCAACTTATTTGTGTTGCTAAAGTTTCATCATAGAAATTCATAACTTTATCAATATTTTTATACGGATAACTAACAAAATGATTCCAATTATATGTTGATGCACTTCTTGCAACAAAATCTACGTGAACCATAGGGGCGGCTCCGGGTATTGTTGACGGTATTGGGAAGGTATACCCCGAAACATTATAATCACTTCTAATAAAATCAAACTCATCATATTGAAGGAATCCTTGCCAAGAAACCGCTGTTGGGTTTGCACTACATTGTTGTAGTGTTAACTCATTTTCATTTATATAATATAAATTATTCTCTAACGGTTCATAATTTGTTGACCCGGTATATGAATTATTAAACAATACTTGAAACTTACAAACGGGTCTAAATGTTGTTGATTTTTGTCTTTCATCATCAAACACCTGAGCCAAATTAACATCAATACTTCTATCAAACTCCTGTAAGTTTTTAGAATTTTGAACTAATGGCGTGGGTATTGATAAATCAGTGTTTGTTGATGTTTTAAATCGTAATGACCCTAATACTATTCTGATATCATCCATCTTAATTTATAATATTACTAGTGTTTATCCACTTCATTCTAAATCTATCAAATGCAGATGAACCTCTTTTAAGCCCAAAATAAAAATGGAATGGTGCCCCAACAGTTATTAATTCTGAGTCCGGATTGTTTCTATTCCAATATTGAACAAGTGCCGTAATTGACCCATTTTGGGTTGATGGAGTATTTGATAAACTATTACCATCAGTGACCGCATATATATACCCTTTAAAATAATTATTTTGTGAGGTATTATTACTTCTAAAATATCTTGATGGTGGTGATAATCTATCTAAAGATTGATATCTTGACGAATATATAGTACTGTAATCCCAATCGTTTGATTCACCTCCAAAAATACTACTTTTAGTACCACTAGCTTCAATCTTCCATTGTGATAACGGAACTATTTGAGAATAAACCGGAAAATTATTAAACGTACAATTAATCCCACCCGCACCATTAGGATTTATAATGGTTCTTTTTGGTGTAACATAATCTCTAAGTTGCGTATCCGATGAAAAGAATATACCTAAAGAGTTATCACAATCGAAGAAAATTGGGTTTTGAATTTCCGGGTCAACTAACGCACTTCCTGTACCTGTTCCGGGCCCTGAGGCAATAAATAAAGTATTAATAGCATTACTTGTAGAACCAATTAATGTAAAATTAGTCGGATTAGAAGCGGTCCCCCCTGATAATATTTTATACTGAATACCGGTAACAAAACTACCGGCACCGACCACTGTTGGAGCATCCGGATAGTTTGAAGATTGGAATGGTGCAACACCTAACTCAGAATTAATTGAAATCATTTGTGCGTAATCCGCATCAATTAAATACCTACCGTTTCTACCATTTTGGAAATAAGCAAATATGTTAAGAGCTCCTAACAAATTATTTAAGAAGTTATTATCCATAAATCTACTTATAATAAATAAATTAAGAATTTCATCAACGTGAGAATATGTTGAAGAATCTAATTTATTAACTAAATAACCATCATATTCATCTGACATAACCAATTCTTGTAAAAAAGCTGAGCGAGGACCCAAATCCATAATAGTTGTTGGGAATTTTAATTTACTGCTAAATTCACCGGTACTAGGGTCATATGGTGAACATCTATAATAAAAACTTTGAGATGGGTTATGATACATTACTACATCTCTACAAATTCGAGTAATAGGTGCGTTAGGTGGATTCGCAGTTGGAGAACTAAATCCTCTCACTTCATTTTTAAACGCAAATGCGTATAGAACACCATTCACCCAATTATTATTAAATCTATGAGAAAATACATTTCGACAAGCACCAAGCATTACCATATTTCGAGCAATCCACTCAAACATTAATTCCCAATCTCTTAATAGGGATATGAATATTGTGGTAATAAAGATATAACATCCACCTTGAAATATTGTTTCACCATTAAACTCTAAACAAGGATTACCTCTTGGTTTTATTAAAATAGTACTATTTACGGGTGATTTTTTACATCCATAACATTCTAAATTAACTGAACCTTCACAAGTAAACGTATTAATAACTTGATTAATTTTTGGTGAACCCGCTAAATCTTCTCTCACATCATCTAAAGACCCATTACCTACCGACCCTGATGGACCAGCGACTGAGTTTATACCAATAACACCTGTTTCAGGTATTTGATATATTGATAATTTACTATTTTTTTGTAAAACAAAAGCATTACAACAGTATTCCTCAATATTTGTTCCTGTTGGTAACCTATCACCTCTCATAACAATTTGGTTTTCTGTCATTGCAGGGCCAGTCCAATTAGGGAAAATATAAGGTCCAACACTACCTAACGTGAAATTCATTGTATTACCCGAATTATAAATTGGTGAATAATAAGATGTTAAAACTTTAGGTGGTTGATATTGACCTCCACAAAAACAATTACCTGCAATATAATTAGGATTACCAAGCCTTAAATATTGAATAGTCATATTCATCATTGCAGACCCTTCCACAATTTCATTAGGTATATATCCTTCATTTCTACCTGTTGTAGAATAAAGTCCGGTACCATCATATGACATCCAAGGCAGACGACAGTTTTCTATATTACAACAACCCCAGTACATTCGATAAAATGTTGGCGTTAATGTATACGACCTAGTAAATCCATTAATAAACCCTCTAATTCGTAACCCAAATGGTGAAGAACTTGCTCCATTACTAACAGGAGGTGTTAATGGAAACGTTGCTGGAGCTGTGAGAACATCATCATCCGTTGAAGTTGTTCCCATTTTTGGTATCATATTATTACAAGATGGAACATAATTTAAAGAACGATTATCTAAATTAGAATAATAACTAATTAAATTAGAATTAAATCCGGAAAATCTTGATGTTTTTTGAACCCAAGTTGTAGCGGTCACCCCGTTTGTATATCCTGTAACAAATTCCCAAGTTTCTCTTTGATTATCACAATAAGAAAATGAATTAAAATATAATTGTTGCCCAACAGCATACTGATTATCGCTATTAACATTTCCACCTGTTGTCACTGAATTACCACCAACCCAAGTTTGACCATCAACATAATTTGATGTACCTCCACTTGGTAATGGTGTCCAAGCAGGCAATGGAGTTGTGACGGCTCTTTCACCACCGTCGTGACTAATATTATAAAAACTACCCTGAATAGGTATGTTCATTCTATAATAACCACTAACTTTAACAGCACTCTCATTGTTATATCCAAAAATTTTACCCAAACCATATTCAATAGGTATTTTACTTGTGTAAGGGTCAACACCCCTATTTAATATAACAACATAATTATCGTTAAAATTTCTAACGTATGTCATAGAATCTAACGAGTAAATACCAATCTGTGTATCCGGATTAACATAACCTTGTATCGCTTCAGGACAATTTGGAACATAAATACTCCCTACTGCAAAATTAAAATTACCATTAATATTATTAAAAATTTGAAAAAATGTGCTTTTATTTCTAAAATATTTTTTATTCAAGGAATTAGGTAATGTTGTACCACATTGAGAATCAAATGAATTATATGTCATTCCTGTTATTACTTGAAAGTATTCTATATCAATTGGAAATTTATGTAAATTAGTTGTTGTTTTTGCACTATATGGTCCATTTGGGTCAAATAAATTAACTAAATAGTCGGGTGATGTTAACATAGGTCCACCATTAGGATTAGCATACTTAACTTGAACACGAGTTTCACCTGTAAATGTTGTACCGGTAATAGCGTTATTATTAAATTTATTTTTAATACCTCCACTTAAATTAGGGTCTTTACTAAAAGATGGATTTTGAAATGTTATCATTTGACCAGCCTTAAATTTATTAGCTGTAGATTTATCACAATATATCACAACTACATTATCTAAATGAAAATCCGGTTGAGATGGTTGGAAATTTACCGAAATTCTATTAACTCCACCACCGGGATTATTTGCGGTTTGATTAAAATATTTTGCTTTAACATTAAATAAATTAATTCTATCAGCAATTGGTAATGCGGTAGTAAAAAAATCATAACCAACCGCAACAGTGTTATTTCCTTGACCAAGAGCTAAAGTTTCTGACTGTAAATAAGGAGCACCAATTGTTGATGAACCATATTGCCCATCATATGTATATCCCGCAAAATCATTAGTAAAAATACTTTTTCTTTGCCCTGTAAATCCTGTTGGATTTGTTTCCGCGTTATATGACGGTAATTTATACGCTCCAAAAGTAGATAATGGAACAATTATTAAACCATTATTTAATGGAGAGACAGGTTTAGGGTCTGACGATATTGTTGGGCAAGGTTGTAATCTATCACCTTCATCAGTAGGTGACCCATCAGGGTCAGGATTTTCATTAACAGTTTGTCCTTGACTACAAGAACATAAATCACAATCAGGATAGGTTAATATAGGTACTTTTATACCTCTTAAATCAATTTCCCATAATTTTCTTAGAATATAATATAAAAGAATTGATAATATAACATAAATAACAATCATTGCTGAATATCCCGCAATCATCCCTAAAGCGTATGGTACACAACCAATAATTAATAAAATATAATTAACAATACTAGCAAGACACCAAACAATTAATCCAGGAAGAACAATAATTCTTAATAACCACACTACAAAATATAAAATATGTAATAAAAGTATTAATGCAAAAAACACAGGTGTTAATATGATACTAAAAAACATAAAAATTATATAAAGTATATCAAACCTAAAATTACCATCATTTGTTGGGAATCTATTGTTTTCACTCTCACAAGACTCATCTAATATATTTTTAATCCCGATGTATCTTTCAGCTCCACTTCCTCTTTTATGGTTATCAATAAACTCAGAAACAGTATAAACTTTATTATATTGCATCATATAAAATTTATCTTCACAATTTATTGCGTCTTGTATCATTTGTTGGTCTCCATAATCAGCCCAATCTACACTAAAGGCGTACGACTCTATTTGTCCTGTTGAGTATTCTCTAATATTTGGAACTAAATAATGTGCTCGTTTCGTTACCTCAGATAATGATGGTGATTGAGCCCATTTAACTTTAAATCGATACTTCGCCTTAGTTGGAATACCAACCTCAGGGTCATTAGAGATTACCTGTTCACCAAACTCATTTGTGGTATAATAATCCATATTCATTGGGACATCTATTAACCAAGCACCGTTTTCATCAATAACTTTACCTCCGGATTCTAAACTGAAATTTTCAAGAATAGGTAAACCGTTAGAATCTTGCAATATTGTTTGTCTAATCGCCAATATTTCACCAGGTCCTGCAACTAAATTACATAAATAACCTGACCTATTAGTTGGTTTACAATTAGATTTCACCGCATTAGTATTAGAGTCTGATATAATTGACCCCATAAAAATAGATGTTGGTCTAATATCAATTTTTGCCTCGCTACTTAAATCAAAATCAGTTCTTGTAATACCTAAATTACAAATTTCAGGTTGTCCCCATAATGGGTCAACCTCAATAGATTTTGTTAGATTAATGATTTGTGGTAATTCACGTAAGTTATTAGATGATTTAAAATTAGTCCCTGAAACTTGAGCCTCAGTTGCTAATCCCATTCTAATTAAATCTTGTGGAGATAATGAAAATTCTCCAATATCTGATAAGTCAACATCCATCACAATAGTATGAGACCCCACAGGAACCCCAAATATCATATAATCACCACTTTCATTAGTTACCGCATTATATTTGTAATATTTGTCGTAAACCTCAATTAAAGTAGGATTTGTTAAAACATCATTTCTTGTAAAAAATGTTCCGGTTGGTACGTGAGCACTATATGATTGGACATAAGGTAATAAGTTATATCTATAACCATCGTCATTATTATCTAATAATGTTCTATATGGATATAACTCTGATATAATTGGGTCTGCTTGGTCGACACTATCAATAGGAATAAAGATAGAAACTTTAGCATTTGGAAGACCAAATCCGTTATTAACGCTAACACGACCAACAATTACACCATAGTCAGCACATTGTCTTGTGTAGATATCACTTTGTAAAATTTTTAAGGATAGAATCTCTAAGTATTCGAATTCTTGGTCGATTAATACCTTCAAAGAAGTATCAACACCGACCTTCGTTCTTATTCTATATGATTTTGACATTTTTTTATCTTTTTAAATAAATAGTTTATACACTATTTTTAAAAGATAATTCATAATTTTTAAAAATAAATTATGTCTTGTAGTTATATTTTTTAACAAAATCAATAGGGTTTGATTCAGTTTTTAAAAAATTATTGATTATTTTAATAACATATTTGTGGACTGTATTATCTATTGACGTATGAGTAGTATTTGGAATATCAACATTAATTACTTTAGTTGTTAAATTATTCTTAAATAACGATACTTTACCACCTGAGTTAGTGAAAAAAACCATATTATCCGACCATTTAACTGACATAAAATTTATTGCGTAATCAACATTATCTTTTATTTGATAATCGTAGTTATTATATAATTGATTAGCACTATCTAAAAATATTGTTAAATCTACCTTAATATTTTCTTTATTTAGATTATCTAATACTTGAGTAATGTTATATCCACCAATACTATGTCCAATTAAAACAACTTTACCCGTTGGGTTAAACAATCTAAAATATTTAACAGTTTTAAATACCTCTTCAGAAGTTAAATTATAATTATTTGTACCAACATAAGTTATAACACTTGTTTCCTTAGTTTCTACCTTACTTTCCAACAACCCAAGACCATCCATATCTCTTGCTTTGGGAATATCTATCTGAACCTCATTAGGCCCGGAAATATCTTTAAATGGACTTAAAGCCCCTTCAACAACTATAACTAAATTTTTGGTATTTTTATTATAATAATCTTGAGCATATTGAGTTTTTTCTAAAATTCTTCTACTTTTTAAATCATTAAAGTCCGACATAATAAAAGAAGAAATAATCAATAATAAAAAAATTTGAAATTTTGTTATTTTTTTAGTCTTCCTAAATTCATTAAAAAAAATTAAAAAGATAATAAAAGAACAAACCAATCTGAAATTTAGGTATAATCCAGCAACAAACCATTGGGACCAAGTCCCATTATACCCTTTAATGAAAGTTAAAATATCTGTAACGTAATCCATCTATTAAAAATAGATGGTCAAAATTAATTTATCAAGAGAAGTTAACTGTTTTTAAATTTTTAACTCTAATGTTAATATCTTTGTTTGGATATTTAATTTGATAAGTTTGATTTGGTTGTGCAAAAATTGTGTCATCAATCAATTCAATTTGTTTAGTAGCACTATCAAGGTATCTTTGAGATGTTTGAGAAGACGAATATTGTCCACCAACTTGATTAAACACTTGGATGTCTGACAATGAAATAACCCCATTTTCACTTTGTATTAATCTCCTCAATTCAGAAATATTAACATTTTCACCCATTTGTCTGTTAGTTGGTTCAAAATAGTCAGAAACAATTGTTATTATTTGAGAAATTACCGTCCCTTGATTTTGAGTACCATCCAATACAACATCAATATTAAAACTTAAATCAATTACATTAGCACTTTGTATTGACACATAATCATTTATCATACGATAGTTTGATAAATAATTTGCAACATTATTTTTTAATGTATTTGAAATTACTTCAGTCAATCGACCTGTTTCATCATAAGATAACATTTGAACGATTATCTTATTATTATTTTCAGTTATTGATACTTTAGCCGGTGCCCCAAATTGTGAAGGCATTGTTCTTATAATTGATTCATAATCATTTACAGTTACCGCTCTTTTTTGTGATGAGAAATTATACGACACTAAATTTCTAACTTCTTCAGTTGTTGGAAAATTAGCCCCACCAATAGCCGCAGTCACATTAGTACATCTCAATGAATTAACTACAGTTGTATTAACACTATCTGATGGTCCATTAACGAAGAATGAAACAGTACCAATTTGAGTAATAGAGTTAACCCCAATATTACTACCTACACCACCACCTACTCTGTATTGAATGAATAATGTAGTGTTTGGTTTTAATGTACTACCTAAAGCTAAATTATTGGAGTATTTGTATAAATTTAATTGATATCCATCTCTCGCAAATTCTCTTAATTGTTCATCAGCGGATTGTGACCCACCACCAAACGTTACTTTTAAGAACCCTTCAGGTGTAAATTCAGTGATAAATTTATTACTTGTTTTAATATACTTACCAACCTTAATTCCCGGAGCATCTGATACTTTGGTTGGGTCTTCAACAAATACTCTGTCCTCAGCTAACGCGTCAACTTCATACCATCTGTTATCTAAACCTAAAAATTCTTGAACTGAAGGTATATTAGTATATTGTGTACTATCTTTTAACAATACACTAGTTACTCCCAACACATTTTTATCCGGTAAAAATAGTTCGTAAAAAGGTCTAACATCATTTGGTGTTACTACTTTTTTGAATACTTTTGTTGTTCCGTTTACAACGGTTTCTCGTTTAGTAATTGTATAATTTAATAATTTATTATTTGAATCAAAATTAGGAATTTTTAACCTATTTGGGAATCCTTCAGCATTTATTGGTGACGTAAAATCAATATCGTAAACAGTTTCAAATACTTGTCCAGCACCATTAACTTGGGAACCTCGTCTTAATATACCACAATATCTTAAATCTTCTTTATCACCAAAAGCCGGAACTGTAATTGAAAAATCAACTAACGCAACTGATGGTCTCATTCCCGGAACTTTTAACCCGTAAGTTTTTGCGATATTAAAAACTGATGACCTTTGTTGAGCGTACTGAAGTACCGTCTCTTGAATACTTCTATCTATATTGAATTGTAAGTTATCTGTTACAGCAGCGTTTAAATCTAATAACACAGAAAAAACTGACGCATCATTGAAGTTTTGGATTGTATCCGGATAATACGTTCTAGTGAAGTTAATTAACTCCGTTCTAATTGATTGGAAATCCCTTGTAGTATATGAAATTTTTTTATTTGCCATAATTTTTATATATTAATAATTACAAAGTCGCTACTATTAAACACATCATTAGTGATGGTATAATCAATCTTAACTTTTGCGGTATGTTCTTTATTTGAGATGTCTGATACACGAAATATTCTTTCATCATTATCATTAATGTAACTACCTTTATCTTCATCACTATCAGAAGCTGCGGTAATACTAATATTAGTAATTCTTATTCCGGGTAGATACACTCCAGCAGCGTCTCTAATTTCCGCCTCAATTTCAGAAAAAGTAGGACCATCTAATGGTTCAAAAATAAATTCGTATAATCTTGTCCCAAAATCAGGTAAATAATATCTACTACCCTTTCTTGATAATAAAAGGTGTATTAAGTTAGACCTAATCTCTTGGTCATTATAATCTGATAAGTCTAAAAACTTCCCATCAAAAGAATCTCTAAAAGGAAAAGTTAAACCATATGTAATTCCATCTGCCATAACTATAAATATAGTGTCGTCATTATTTTTTATAAATACCCTTAAAATAAAAAATCACGACCTAAGTCGTGATTTATATTCTTTTTAAGAACCACATCCGAAACATTCAAATTCTGTGTCAGTAGGTTTTTGTGTTAATTCAACTGTTGGTTTCTCAGTTGGTTTTGATTGACCTACTTTTGAGATGTCCACCGCCAAGTGTTTTGCTCCGGTAGATATCGCTTTCGTTCTAACATAATAACAAAGTGTTTTCAATCCTTTACCCCAAGAATGAAAGTGTGATGATGAAATCTTTGATAATGTTGGGTTAGACATATAGATATTCATTGATTGTGATTGGTCAA